CCGTTAGCTGTGTAAGCACCGTTAGCACCTAAACCAGCACCAGCTTGAGTAGCGTCAAGTTCAGTTTGAAGACCAGAAGCAGTTGAAGATACTGAATCAACGTATGCTTTGGTAGCGGCGTGAAGGGAATCAGTTGGAGCACCGCTGAGGGTCAAAGCCCCAGTCATTGTTCCACCTGCGAGGGCAAGCTTCTTATCAAGCTCTACTTTTGTTTTTTGACCCAATTGGGTAAGCAAACTAGACATAATATATAATCCTTTGTTGTGGGTTAGTTGTGTTTAGAAAGAGTATAAGGACAGCTAATAACTGTCAAGCTACCTCGGTAATCAGAATAGCTCCAGCCTCAGTCGTTAAGCTGTCTCCATCTTCTGCAAGTATATGAGTAGCAGTAGGTACCGCACCGCCAAGCTCTACGATTTTCCAAGCTGTTCCATCGTCAACCGCTATACAAGGACCACCACTACCATCCCCATCTGTGACATATATGATACGTCCTGATGTGCCAGCTGCTGGTAAACTAGATGTAAGATATGATCCTATTTGCAGAGATTGTGATATATTTACCGAACCACTAATCAAGCCTCCGGACTTATCAAACTTGTTATCAAGCTTGGCTTTAACCTTCTGACCTAACTGTGTAAGTAAACTGCTCATCTAAATCTATGGTGTACTTAGACCGTCTAAGAAATCGTTGTAATCTCCGACTTCCTCTTCACGTGCATCTAAGAAGTACGGCAAATCATTCCAAGCATCCGAACCGTTTCCGATCTTAATCCTGTTACGACTGTCATCCAATTCGATGCCCAGTTCACCTTCTAAAAGCACGGGGTTGCTGGATGCCCAGTTAGCTGCGGTATCTCGTCTAAGTTGTATTCTTTTACTAAATGTAGCCATTTGTTATGCTCCTCCTCCTTCGTAAACATCTAAGTTATCACTAGCAGTAGCTCCTAAAGAATCGATCTGTGGGTCACTCAATGGTGCATTACCTCCGCTCAACCCTATGATGTCAGGGTCAGATGTAATAGAATCTGTTATTGCTTTAGCAGCAGCCGTCGTAGCTACCGCCTCCGTAACACCACCAGCAGCTACTGCCCCAAGTGTATTGTATTGAGCGATCAATGGACTCGGTCTAACAACACGAGGTCTTCTGTACGGTCTAGCCATGTGTTAAGCGTATGAGCGTTTACCTTTACAACCCCATCGTTTCCTCGATTCGTCATTAGCACACGGCGGGTTTTTACATTTCTTAATACCTAAAGATCGAGTACAGTAGGCGTGTCCAGCTTTCGTTCCGGGTCTTGGCGTTTTACCCTTTTGTCCTATAGATAACTTACGACCTGCTACTTCAACAACGACCGCTTTACCTTTTGCTGGTTTACTTTTAGGCATTGTTACTTCTTCGGGAACCCACGCTTCATATTAGCGTAAGCCTTAGCACTAACCGTAGATTTACTTTTGCTTCTACTGATACCTAAAGCTTTACGCTTATTCATGTTCTCATACAACCCCGGTTTCTTTTTCTTCATCATCTATTTCCTCACTAATATTTCCATCATGCGGTCGAGCTTGTTATGCATTTCCTGTATTGCCGTCTCAACCTTTCCAATTCTATTCTCTACAGCTATATCTCTCTCCTTCTGTGCAGCTAACTCTACCTCTATCTTAGTCATTCTTTTCTCACCGAGATCAAGGCGTTCAATAACACGTTTGATAATCCAACCGATCACGCCAAGAGCGACAACAAGTCCGGTGTTAAGGAAGCTAGAGATGGAGTCGATCATCTGTTGTTATTTAAAAAACTAATAAATGTACACCAGCGAAATCGGTTCTTCCTCCGGAGTTTGTTCCCGTTATGATGCGAACAGATGACGATGATATGCTGTGCATACTAACGTCAACAGGATTGGATGTGGAGGCGTTAACAACAGAAACAGACGCCACTGGGTTACTAACACTAGATGTAAAGTTAACCGTATAATCACCTGTTGCTGTCTTAGTTATACTAGCTACATTTACAGCTCCTGTATCAGCGGTTGGTGATGAAGCTGTCCCATCAAAAGAGCATTTAGCTTGTACACCTGATGATTGAGCATCCACATACGCCTTAATACTTTCTGATGTAGCTAATGAAGTAGCAGAAGCTGTAGCCATTGTATCATCGTCTAATATAGATACTTCTTCAGGATTACCGCTACCAGCTGTTGTTCTACCAATTACTTTAGCAGTATTGATATCTTGCATCTTAGCGAAGGTAACACCGTTATCTGCAATACTAAGTGTACCGCTTGTAGTAATAGGACCGCCTGTCAGTCCTGTACCACTATCTACTGAAGTGACTGTACCGCTTCCTCCTGCTTCACTGAGCTTTGCTAAACGAATACCACCAGCGGTTGAGCCGTCGTGTACTCTAAGAGTATCGTTTGTTGTATCTACTGTTACTTCACCTTCCGCTCCAGTAAAGCTACTGTGCTCGGTGTCTGTACCTCTTCTAAGTTGTACTGATATATTTGGCATGATGGTCTTATACGATTGATCCGAAGTCTAGCGTAAGTGCAAGCTTTGCGGAAGTTACAGCCTCATCGGCTAATTGCGTGGTATCTACTCCACCGTTTGCGATACTTAATGTAGCGTCTCCAGAAGTAGCTCCTCCACTCAGTCCGGTGCTGGCGATAACAGCAGTGATGTCTCCGGTCCCTCCGCTAACAAGTGTACCACCTGCGGTCGATCCGTCGTGTACGTGAAGTTTCTTGTCGTCTGTTGTGTAGATGAGTTCCCCAGCAGCACCAGTAAAACTAGTGTTCTGCGTTGCGGTTCCTCTGCGAATTTGTACTGCAATACTCATAATGTGTTATACTATTTGTCCGTAAGAATAAGAAGCCGATACAGGATCAGTGGCTACACTTCCCCAATCATACTCCGTTGGAATGTCTGTTGCTACTTTATACCCCCGCTCAATAACAAGGATTTCTGAAAGATTAGGTGGCGGTGTATCGAACTGTATCTCATCTGCTCCACCTGCTATTGTGTAGTCGTCTGGGTCTTGTACAGCACCGTTAATAGATACTAATACAGCAGAAGAAGCTACACCGTTTGTAGTAAAGGAAAGAGAGAATGTATCAGTCGTACCGTCCCCTGTGAATTTATTAAAGTCTGGAGTAAGACCAACACCCGTAGCGATAGCAGAAGCAATACCGTCTACATAAGCTTTCGTCGTAGCGTCTGCTAAAGCAGTAGGAGTACCTACATTTGTAATACGTTTGTTCTTAGCATCCCACTGTGTACCGCCTTGTTCTAACTGTAACGACGCATCATTTAACTCACTGATCTCTTCAGCAAGATAACGATTGTGCAGGTATGCTCTGTCTAACTCCGATTCCGTTAATACAGAACCATTTACAAAGTCTACAAGGTTATCACCGGGTTGGCTCTTTCTGCGTACTCGGACGATTTGTCCAGCTGTTGCTCCAACATTTAAACGTACCTTTGTATCGCCATTACTTTCAACGATGATTGAGTAAGCAGATGCAAGTTGAACAACACCGTTAATCTCGACTGTTACGTGTTCGTCTTCTAAGTAATCAAAAGTAAAAGCAAAGTCCGTCTGTCCGGCTGTCGCTGTATAATCTTGGAAAGTGTTAGCCATGATGTTAAGTGTATATTATTAATTATTGAGTGAGAAGAGCAAGTCCTTAGTCGAGAGCGGGTAACATTAGTTCTTCCAATCCTTTTGTGCGTTGGGTTCTTTTTTTGCGTCGTTCTTCCACGCCTTCGATTCTTACAAAGTTTTTCCACGATACGCCATCCTCGTCTACGTAATTATTGTAACGCCTATCTTCTTTCATTTGGTTCCAGAAGTGCGACCTGTATTCGTTTATTAACGATCCCAGTAAACCTATTTTAGTATATTCTCCATCAACAGATTGTCCGTAGTTGGCGGCTTGTTTATATTCCTTAGTACGCATCAACTTACTTACAGCTCTTCGTAAAGTTAAGCCTTCATAGTATTCGCCGAATATTGTAGTTTCTTTCCTTTTAGTACTCATTAAATCTGAGTAAGCTTGAAACAATGGATAATCAGTTGATGAGTTTCTGAATTTTCTTATATCAATATCACCCTTTAAGCCTGTTTTTATATAAAAATCTTGTTTACCTACAGGCTCTCTAAAGTCTGCAATAGCTTCTATAATTGCATCGTTTTTTAATTCAGATGTATAAATAGGATTTACTAGGCCAAATATACCTGGGTTTTGATACTTACGCTCCACCTTCTCACCAAATATATTTCTTTCATATCTTTGATTCGTCATCCCTACTCTTTGTTTTAACTTCTCCTTAAGTCCTAAAGCGTACTCTTGGAACTCATCGTTAAGCATGTTCAGCTCTCTTATAGGTCTAGGAAAAACAGTACTTAGTTGACTTGCTATATAACTTTCTACTTTTCTTGGTGGGGTATTAGGATCAAACATATCTAAAATGTCACTAAAACCTCTCAGGAATGTTTTGTTTTTAAAATTATGAATAAAAGAAAGAAGTAATGTATTAGCTAAAGAAGCATCGTCTTCTGTCGGTGTGTCGTTTGAAAACTGATAGTGATGAAAAACATCAACATAAGCTGATAGAATAGTTGCTATAGGTTCTAATCTGCTGTAATCATAACTCCTATCTCCGATGTAAATGTGATTAGGTTTCCAATCCGCATTGTTTTTTAACAACCGTTTCTTTTGCTCTGGGGTTAAATGAGCACCGGAACCTGTTATTCTACCAGCAGCTGCCCAATGGGTTATACCCATAACTAAAGTTGTCCCTAAAAAGAAATCACCTAAAGCTTCTGCTTTTATTTCAGCTTGTTTTAAAACTAAATTTCTTTTAATTTCTACTAAATCTTCTCTTTGTTTTACAAAATCTTCTTTTAAATCTTTAGTTATTGTTTTTGCATTTAAAGCTCTAGTTACCTCATCTATCCTACTTTGAACATCTTTAATCGCTCGTTGCGTTGGGGTTCCTAGTCCTATTTTCTCAGAACCCATGATCAGTAAATGTCCAAACCTAGCTGCTGGAAACTTATCAACGGTCCACTGAGCTATTATTGTAGGAGTTTTTATAAAGGTTGCTACAAGCCATCTTGTTGCTACTTTTGTTGGGTTTATATATGGGTCATTGAATTTAGCTAGGAAATCATCGCCACTAGCCCCGCCCAACCTAGTCCACCTAGCAAGGCCTTCGCCCATTTTAGATATGTATTTATCAGCATATTCTTGCCTAAAAACCGTAGCTAAAGCTAACTCTCTAACATCGTTATTTTTTTCTAGGTCTGCCCACTTAAAAACATTTCCTTCCTTTACTATGGCTTCGTCTATATTTTCTTTAACGAACTTTTCAAGAGCTTCTCCCGTTAAATCTTTCTCAATACCTTCCTTTAGATATTGTGCTCTTAAATTACGCATTGCCGAAATATAAAGAATAGGTTGGTCTGCTACCCCCATAGCTCTGAAAGACGCTGTCAACATAGGGAATAAAGATTTACCAAATCCGGTCGTTGCTTCTTCTAAAACTGCATCCTCTAGGACCCGTCTTAAAAGACTGTCTGTCTCTGGTCTTTCTATTCCGTATTTTTTTACTAATCTCTCTAAAGACTTTTTATCTTTAAAGTTTATCTGAAATGGTCTGTTGTTTTTCAGGGAAGTCGATACACCCGCTACAAGTTCATCGTGACTCTTTAAAGCTTGAGGCATGAACGCACCTTCCTCTGCTCCTAAAGTTTTTAATGATTGTTTTAAAACGCTGAAAGCATCTGCGAATGAAGTTAGGTAAACACTGGTAGCCCTAAGTTCAGCTAAAGCTAACTGATGTGCTTTTATTTCGTTACTTATTTCCCCTAACTTTTGTAAGTTTTTTGTTTTAAAATATGTTTTAAGAGCTAACTCTAAAGGTTGTGTTATTGATTGTAGTAAACCTGAGGCAATACCAATCGAAATAGTCCTGAAACCCATTAATAAACCTGTGTTAACCCTGAAAGTTTCAGCAAATCTTATGGCTAATTCGTAATTTGATTTACCGTAAACACCATACCTACCAGTGGCTACAAGTTCCCTTAAAAACAATTCATTGAAAGCATTCTTAGCAGCTATCTCTTTATTCTTTAATCTATCTGTTAATACTTTTCTTGAAGCTCTTACTTCTTCTTTAAGCTGCTTTATACCATCTGGGTCTACCTCTACTTTTCTTGCATTAACTTTTAGATACTCTTTTATCTCAGCTATACTTTTATCAGACATTTCGTCCAATTCTCTGATTTGATTCTTTAAAGTATATTGCTTGTACAATTCTTTAGATTTAAAGTTTCCTAGTACACTATCCCTAACGGAAGCTATGGTGTTAGATAACTCTACTCTAATAGTGTTAAGTAAAACAGATTTCTCTGATGGGCTAAGTTCTTTAATTTTTCTCGACAAATCTGCCATAACACGAGTCACTAGTTCTCTTTCACTACCTGTTTTTACAGCTTCTCGTATTTGTTTACCAATATTATCTATTTCTTCTCGGAGTATTTTTTGTACAATTTTATCCCTATTAGGTAGGCTGTCTATAAACCTTTGACTATTAACACCTTCCTTTAAGTCTTCTAAAATCCTTAATGATCTCGCCACATCTGCTGCTGGTATTTTTTCAGCTTTAGTTATGTCTTTTATTATTTGGTCTATAGCTTCTCTATATTTAGCTGGATTTTTAATTACATCCTGAACATCGCTTAATGCTGTTTTCACTTTAGCTGCTATCTTCTTTTCTCCCTTTACTGCACCCTTAATAGTGGATGACACTCTGTTTGAAAATAATTCTAAAGCCACCTTATTAGCTGGCTGTTTAGTTCTTAATTCTTTTAAAACTTGATCGCTTATTCTTTTCTTATATCTACCCCATATAGTATTAACACTACTTTCGGCGGTTAAGTTAAACTGTTTGTCTAAGGCTTTAGAAAGATTGCCGGTTTCAATAACATCCTCAATAAGATTTAGTTCGGTTCTAATATTCCTTACAATATTTTCTCCCGGGTTTTTACCAGCTTTAACACTTCCTATCAAATCTAGGATTCTATCTATATTATCTAACTCAGCTCTAACCTGTGGATTGTATTTAAAAACACCAGTTAAATCCACTTTCTTGTTCCTTCTAAAAGCATTCAACGCTTGACCTGAAAAATGAGCAGCTCTAGCTCGTATGTCTACTAGTTTGCGGTATCTTAGAAACTCATCCTCTAAAGTTGATACTTGTTTTTTAACTTTCTCAAAACCTTTGCCCACATTTGTTCCAGACCCTTGTTTTATAACTGCATCAAGTTGATTGATTTCGTTAATTGCAGCACTAACTTTCGGTGTCAATCGATTACTTAACTGAACAGTTTCTTGAAACATAGCTTTTACTTGTTGAGGCCAATTTTCTTTGCCTTGTATAACAGCTAGTACTTCGTCAGCTTGATCTACCCTAGGTACTGGAACTACTTCCTCAACTTTACCTTCTGGTGTTATTTTCTGCGGAGCTGGTGGTAATCCTTTCTGAACATCCTGACCTATACTATAACCAGCTATATATTTATTAGGTACTATAGTAGTTCCTTGATCAATAGTTGCATCAGCTATGCCGCCGTCTCTAAACCCTTTAACGAACTCATTCTTCGGTATCTTAAATACAACAGCAGAGTTACCCGCAGCTGAATGCACATCCGTACCTTCTTTTATTTTAGCTAATCTTTCTAATAAATTATCAGGCGTACCGTGAAGCAGTACATTAGTTTCTAAATCACCACCCGAATACTTTAAATCAAACCCATTCTTTAATATGTTCTTAACAGCGTCTGAAGATGTAGCGTGGCTAAAGTAAATAAATTCATCTGTTAATTCAGATGTGTCTAATATTTCCTTAACCTCTGAATATGGACCTTCTTCTAAAGCTCTAACAGCTTGTCCTCGATCGCCAAGGTCATTAAAGTCTATCTTTAAGTCGTTCTCACGTGGATTAATCTGTTCATCAAGGTCTCTTTTAATTGCATTCTCTTCTTCAACGGCGTCCTTTAAATCTTTTAACGCTTGCTCAGGATCAGCTTTTCCTTCGGATGCTTTACGAACTTCACGCAGTGCATCTATCTTACCAACGCCCGCCCTAACTAATCTCTGTAAACCAGCTAAAGTTAAATTAATTCCAACGCCTAAAGCTGCACCTATATAAAGTTCTTCAAGCCTTTTTTCTATTGCTTGCTTGGTTTCTAAATCATCAACATCAGTTCTTACATAATCAGCTACAGCTCCTCTCGCAAATCCCTGAGCAGCTATGTTTGTGAATTTTATGAGTTGTGTTACTTCACGGTACGCCTGATAATTTAATCCGTATTTTATCTTGCCTTCAATAGTACCTTTTAAAACATCTAAACCTTTTTTTATTTTAGGTAGCTTGGCAGGTAGCGTGGCAGTCTTTGTTAATACACCACCAACACCAAAGAAAGATATTAACCACGATCCTATATCTGCACTAATATCTACCACTGCGTTTTTAGGATCACCTAACCACTCCTCTTCCCACTTAGCTATTTTTCCGTCACCTATTGGAAGTCGTTCATTAACTACATTGTATAAGTCTTCAGCCGTTCTAACAGCTGATCTCTGTATTATTTCAGCAGCTGGTTTATGCCTTGTAAGATATGTAGCTGTAGCTTGTCTTACAAAAGGATGCCAAAACGGTTCGCTTTCGTTTCCCCTCACTGGCTCCTCATCAACAAAATCTACAACCTCATCTTCCTCTTCGTCTCCAAAACCTGCT